ATGTCAAACAAACCGGAGTTGATTTTAGTTGCTGATAAGCAAAAACTATTAGAGCTAGCAAAGGGTTCAAAACTTAAATTTGATAAGCAATTATTGATTCAAATAAGCCTTGCAGCAGCAGCATTATTTAGCAAATTAAATCCTATAACTTCAGTTGCGTCATCGATTGCTGTTGCAGCCGCAACAGCATACGGATTTAAAAAAAGAGCACCTGAAAACGATAAGACAGAATTCCTGCAAGAAAAAATTTTAAAAAAAATCCAAGATGAACTTTCTTTATCTACGGAAATAGTTTGTATTGATCCAGAAAATGCTAAATCTCTAAAGTTAGGGATTGGTGATAAACCAACGAATGGTAGTTTTTACATAAAGCATCCCTTGCTTGAAGATTTTTATATTAGACCAAGTGAATATGAATTGACTCTGGCGCGTGAAAAAGAAGCAGCATTCAGAACCTTGGCAAGTACATTAGGTGCGAAAAGTATAACTTTACTGGATGCAAAATTTCTCGATAGCAATGGTTCTGTAAAAGTTAATACAAAAGTAATGCAAGCGGTCAGTACCAATATTGGGATAAGTGCAAGTTTTGACAAGAGCGGTGTGGTTAGTCGAGAGGTTTGTAGTGAATTTGGCCCACCAAGAAAAGAACCTTTTATTCCTGAAGAGTTAAAAATGTGGACTGAATTTGACCCAGATTTACGTACAATGGCTCGTGATCGGTTAGATGGTCATTTGATAAAACATAGAATAAGTTTAAAATTCAAGGATAATTTCTCTGGCGGTGGGAAAATTGCTGCTGAGATTGCAGACAAAGGTTTAGACATTGGTGGTTCAATCACGAAAAATGTGAGTTCAATTTGGTTTTTTGAAGTTGAATATTACCCGATTTCGGAAGTGATTTGAGTTAGCAGAAAATACTTTAATTCAGATTCTTAATATTTTGAAAAAAACCACCGTCATAGGTGAGTTGTAGTTGATGACTTCTATTTTTTGGTAAAGAAATATGTTTAGATGAAAAAAGTCTATATTCTTGAGCTATTTCATTTGCTGATTCAAAGTCATCAAATAAGCCTATTTCATAGCTTCTTTTTGTGATTCAGTAGTGGTCAGCCAGCTGTCATCATCGGGAATGATGTAGCAATTTTCCGAGATCAGTTTAATTATATAAGACATATATTCCCCTAAATATTTTATTTCTTAGCAATGCTTTATAACGCTTATTAAGGGGTTTTCCAACAAATATATTTGGGCAGTTTAATGATTCTTTAAGAATTCATTGCATCATAATCATGACGATGAAGGGTATATTGCTTATCAAGATATATAGCAAAATCTTCAAGGCGAACCATCCATGGCGCTTTTACTGACTGCTCAAGTTTGAATGCGGGAAACGGTAGCTCGTGAAAATTAGCTTTTTTACGAGCTGTTTTTACATCTATGTGTGTGAAGAAGTCTTGAACTATTGTATCTAGATGTACTACTGGTGAGAGATATCTCATACAAAGCATAGTGTAGGTGTTAAGCTTTGGCTCATATTTTTTCATTTAGTTCTTCCTTGGTCTGCCTATTTGATGTGTTAAATCTGTTTTTAGAAATGGAATAACAATGTTTGGATCATAGAGTTTCTTTCCAGAACCACCCACATTAAATAGTTCTAATTTTTGTGAGAGCATTTCTCTTGATAGAGGAAAGCGTTTAGTGAGCCATGCTAAATCTACAAGATCGGGATATTGCTCTACTTCTAATGAAATAACTGTGGCGCCGTGAATTTTATCTCCTAAGCATATCTGAGGTGGAGATTCGCTTTCTACAGTGATGATATATTTTTGCTTAAACATATTAGAGGCTAATCCAGTTTATCTTTAAACTTTTCAACTTCTTTTTTTACAACTGACTCATACCAGAAAACATCTTTTTTGTTAATGCGGATTGGTTGAGGAATTTCACCACTATTTATCCGGTCATAGAAGGCATCCTTTTTTATAGAAAGAAGGGCCATAAACTCTTTTGCACGCACACGTCTGTCAATATTCATCGTAATTTAGAGGTTAGTTTTTATCCTAAGTAGATTTATCTTTTAATAAGGTAAAATCAATAAAAATTATTTTGATAAAGTTACGAAAACTAAGGTTGATAGAAGATATCAGGTATTCATGATTTTGATTGTTTTATATACGCTGATCATGTTACTACATGAAAAAAATGCTGTTACTACATCAAAAGCTAAAAGCAAAAATTTTAAATCAAAATTGGCTACTCTGATTTCTAGCCCATAACTAACCCAATAATGGGATTATTCCAAAAACGGTAATATTCCTATTATTGGTATTTTGAATACTCCCAATTTTGGGATGTAGAATCAACCCAATTTTGGGATGCAGAACCTATCAATGAATCAATCATAGAATCGATCATTCACTCTAAACGAGATATTGGCTCAATAAATTACAGCATTTGAGATAGTCAAAATAATATAAATAAATAGATTTGAATTGTTCCTTCTCAAAAACCAATTAAAAAAATAGCTCAATTTCTCACTGGTTTGAGTTCTGTTAGCTTTTTTAAAGAAAAATGAATCAAGGTACATGAATAATTATTAAGAGCCTAGGAGGGCGAATAAAGCGTTTATCAATGGAGTGATTTATTTTGAGATCTGTTGGCCAGAGTTAGGGTTTTTATAAATAGGAAAAGTAAGAAAAATAGGGTGTTTTACAGTCTCCCTCGCGCACGCGCGCGTTTTATTGAAAATATACCCATTTTTTGTGGACCTAATCCAAGTCCTAATTAGATAAATTGATAGGGCTGAACTATGAATATATTTGCTGAGTTATGCTGCTTCTCCACACCTAAAAATCTTTTTTTTAATAAGAGATTGCTAAACTATTTAGCTCCAGACTTCAACAGAATGATTGTAGATTTGAAAAATCTGGGTTGGACACATGAGAAAATAGCCTTTGTATTGCCAATATCAGGGGCTTCCTCAGTCAGAGAATGGATCTGTGGAAGTGTCATGAAATATGACAACGGCGCTGCCTTTGTTGAACTTTGGATGCATTTGACTAATAAAACAGAAAAAGAAATACCTCGAATTAATCGTTACCTTATAGCTTAGGAGGATTACACATGGGATCTAAAAAGAAGTTTTTTGAACCGATTACAGGAACCAATATTAACCGGGCTATTGATCTATGTAAAAGCACTCCAGAAAAATTGAAAAAATTTCAGGAAGATATTCGTTATCTAGATTCTAATCAGCTTTTTCAGAAGCAATTTATTCATCAGTTATTAGTTATAGTAAATGACCTTGAAGAATTAAATCAGTTGCTATTAATTATGGCGAAGCCAAAAGATATATATTACTCCTCTTTAAGGACAGCATTAGCTTGGATCAACAATATATCGAATGCTTTAATTATTACGGGGTATTATCTCGATCCTGAGAATAAATTTAAGCGTCTATTGAACAAGCATTCATTTGGCTTTGAAATAAATTTAATTTTAAAGAAAGTGGATTCTGTCAAACAAATTCTAGAACGTATAAGTAAGGGAGATCCCGTTAATAGGAGAATTCATTGAACACTATGAATTTTTGATTTTATATAAATGAGTAAATAGGAGGCTTTAAAACCTCCTTTTTTTGTTTCGGAATTTACCCATTTTTTGAATATGAATATCGTTCTAAATTAATAATATTGGGTGGATAACGTTGGTGTTGTTCCAAGTTTTAGAAAATAGGAATATGAAAATGAAAGAACAATGCAAACAGGCAGTAGCTAAAGCGCTTGGCAAGCAATCCCTTACAGCTCAAGAAGCAATAAAAATTGAATCACGCATCAATGAAGCCATGCGCAACATGGCACGCAAAGATATTGATAAATGGCGCAATCTTTCTGACTCTGAAAAACTCACAGAAGCATCTAAGCAAGTTGCAATTGACATTCAAGAACAATTAAAACGCAAACATAAAATTGCTGCGAATGACATTCTTACACAATCTAAAAATTTGGCTAAATTAGATCACAATAGGTTATCAGCAAGTGAAGTTGTAGACCGTATGGTTGCAGCGCATGGTGATATGTCAGGCATCCAGTCAATCGACTCTAAAGCACGTGGGATTGCCTCAATTTATGAAGGGTTTTTAACGGATTTCTATACCAACATTAAAGGCGGCTTGGGTATCTTCACAGACCAAGAGTTAGTGCAAAAAATTGTACGTGAGCGCTTCGGTGAAAACACTGGTGATGCATTAGCTAAAAAGATCAGTGACAAGATGGGCGATGTCTTTGAAGACATGCGCGAGCGATTCAACCGCAACGGTGGCGATATTGGAAAGCTAGACAATTGGGGGGTGCCACAAACCCACAATCTAGAAAAGATTGCTAAAGCAGGGAAAGAAGCGTGGGTAAACAAAGCTGAATCGTTAATCGATACGCGTCAATATGTGCATGAAAATGGTGATTACTACTCACAGCAAGAAATACGCTCATTGCTTGAATATACCTATGACACGCTATCAAGTGACGGTGCAAATAAAATTGAAGTTGGTCGACAACCTACAGGTGGTGGAGATTCCAAAGTTACTAACCGCCATGGTGAAAGTCGTGTCTTACACTTTAAAGATGCTGAATCATGGCTTGAATATCAATCAGAGTTTGGTGGTATGCGGTTTGTAGACTTGGTCGAAGCTCATATCAAAGGCCTATCAAAAGATATTGCGTTGGTCGAAAACTTAGGCAGTAACCCGAAGACAGCTTTTAAAATCTTAAAGAATGCAGCCGACAAAAAAGATCGTGAAGCTAAAAGAATTATGACTGAGGATAATCCGGTACTAAATCGCGCGCAAGTTATGTTTGATGAGTTCAGTGGTGGTAACTCCCCAGAGTCGCAAGTTTTAGCAAATTTAGGTATTGCATATCGCTCAATGAATATTTTCTCTTTGCTTGGAGGAACTACCATCGCATCGACTACTGATCAGGCAACCATTGCTAAAACAGCTCATGTGCATGGTCTTTCATACCGTAAGGCATTTGGTGAGTTGCTGAGCCAACTTAACCCAGCGAATAAAGCAGATCGTGATTTTGCTCATGGCTTAGGTCTGGCCACAGAAGAAATGCTAGGTTCTATTGCACGCTGGTCGGATGATGGGCTTACATCAACTTATGGTAAATCTGAAAAATTAGCTCGTATATCAAGCGGGGTTGCTACTCAAGTTATGCGAGTATCATTCCTGAATGCACTTACATCAGCTTCTAAAGTTGGGTTCACTAAGTTGCTTATGGAGAAATACGGCCGTTTAAGCCGATCTAAAGCATGGAATGACCTAGATGTACAAGACCGTGAATTACTTTCAAATACGGGCTTAGATGAGCGAGCATGGCAGGTTTTTCAATTGGCTGAACCAGTCGTGGACCGCAAAGGTAATCAACTCATGTCAGCGCGTTCTATCTATGAAATTCCTGATGAGAAACTTACAGCCTTTGGTGATCCAAAACAGGTGAAAGATCAAGTTGCCTCACAACTTCAAGCGCATTTACTTGATGAGCAGGGCATGGCTGTTATTGAGGCCGGCCTTCGTGAAAAGACCTTAATAAATGTTGGAGCTAGAGGAACTAAAACAGGTGAGATTTTTAGGGGTATAACTCAGTTTAAATCTTTCTCTGTAGCTTTTTTGATGCGTCATGGCAGCAGAACAATGGCGCAAGAAGGCTTAAAAGGCAAAGCGGCATATGCAATCCCTTTGTTTGTGATGACTACTTTACTTGGTGGGTTAGTAGTTCAATTAAAAGAGTTACTTAATGGTAATGACCCTCAAACCATGTGGGATAGTGACGATCCTAAAAAAGCAAGTAGCTTCTTTGTTAGGTCTGCCGTACAGGGTGGCGGGTTATCATTCTTGGGTGATATTTTAGTTGCTGGTACTGATACTTCTGGCCGTGATGCAAACTCATTTGTAGCTGGTCCACTTGGTAGTGATTTCACTGCGCTCTTAGGTTTAACGGTTGGTAATTTAACTCAGTACAATGAAGGCAAGGACACCAATTTTGGTAATGAAGCCTTTAGGTTTGTGAAAGGTAAAGTTCCAGCGCAAAATTTATGGTATACAAAAGCAGCCATAAACCGCATGGTATTTGATGAGATGCAAGACACCATCGCACCTGGGTATCGTGAGAAGGCTTTGCGTAAAGCTGAAAGACAACAAGACCGTGAGCGTTTCTGGGGTGATGATATTAGTGATATCCGCGCACCTGACTTTGAGAGGGTAGTGCAGTAATTTCATTAAAATAAAAGGTGTCTTGCATATTTTAATTTCAGCTATAGTTGGTATATGAATTACTTTAGATAGATATTAAAAAAGAGATTTAAATGTTATACATCTTATTAGCCGCAGTCTTTTTAGTTTTAATAGTTATTATATTTATTGTCCATAAGGTTAAAAGCAAACAAGTTTTGATTTTCGATACACCAAAAGATTTAACGGCATTTATTCGTAGAAAATATAGCTCTCAAATCAAGCATAATCAACCTATCCACGGATTTGTTCTTGAGAATGCTTCAATACAAAGAACACTTCAAGAATCCGTTATGGGAGATTTAGGGCGTTCTGCAGTGGATGTACAAGTAAATATTATTACTCAAGATGGATTCCAAGAAGTAAGTGCACCATGTGGTAATATAAAAGCTGAATTTAAAAAGGGTGACTTTGTAATTGTTCTACCAATTCATAATGAACGTCATGGCTTTTGGCATTACGTAACTGTTGCAAAGTTACAGCCTATTTATGATGGTAAGAAGAAAAGCTGGATAATAATAGAAAATTATATCCAAAATTGATTGATATAACTTAGATTCCTTTATGGCTTTAATACAAGGTAACTTTTCAATTATGAAAAAAATATTAATCTGTTCACTATTATCTTTTATTAGTTCAGTAGTTTTAGCGACTCCAATTACTTTGCAGCATGCCAAGACCGGCTATGTAAATTCAGGTATCTGTTCCGCCGTGGTGGATATAACGATTCATGATTTTCTTGGAACCAATGACAAGCTGTATTTGGATCTTGTGGCAAAGGATAAGGCTGGGAAAATAAAAGGAGCCTCTGAAGATATCATTACTTATGATGATGTTCAGAACCTTTCTGGTAAAGCATTTGGTAAAGTATTTATAGAGTCTGAAGATATGTGTGAGGCAGACCGTACCTGGACAATTCATGTCAAGCGTGCAGTATTAGTTGTTGATGGTAAACGTCAGGACTTATTGAAAACGAAGCAAGTAATGATTGATGATTTTCAACCTATGAAAATTGTTGCTAAGTAATACGTATTAGTTTGATCAAAAAATATGAAAATCTACTGTTACACGATAAAAAATGGACAATTTAAGGGTGTTACATGATAATTGTTTGAGGTGTTACACGATAAAAAAAGGTGTGTTACATGATAGTCTACTGTCTGTTACACGATAAAAATACTGAATAATGACTACTTACTAACATTTTTAAAAGCCCTATTTAGGGCTTTTAAATGATATTTAAAGTAACCCTAATTGACCAATATCGTATTTATATGTTTGCCATTCACCTTCGCGTGGGAATCTATCAATCCCGGTTTCATTCTTCCAAAGTTCAATAAATGCTTCACCATTTTCATAGTTAGGTACTCCACCACGTGCCCATTCGCTAACAGTAGATGCACCTGATATTGGTAATACAAAGGCTATTTTCTCATGTGACCATCCAAGGTTGCGCAAATCTACAATCATTCTGTTGAAGTCTGGGCGCTTATATCCTCGGCGCTTAATGAAGAACTCTTTTACTTTTTTTTGGGTTTTAAGATTTTTAAATCTTTCAGCAGGTGATTTCTTAAATACAGTCGAGTCTATACAACTGTTATCCACAAACATCATATTGTTGCTCCTTGGATTTGATTAAGTGCTTCATGATCTAAATTAGTAAATTGGCAGTACTTCAATTGAGCATACATGTACGCAGTACCTGGTTCTCCGTGGCGGTTTTTCCCTACTATGGCCTCAGCAATACCTCGATATTGAGATTCTTTGTTATAGATCTCATCTCGGTACAAGAAAACGATCTGGTCTGCATCCTGTTCAATTGCACCGGATTCACGTAGATCCGACAGCATTGGGCGTTTGTTTGGACGCTTCTCTAGTTCACGGTTGAGCTGAGATAATAGGACTATGACGCAATCAAACTCTTTGGCCATGGCTTTAAGTTCACCAGTGAAGTAGGCAATCTTTAAATCTTCTCGGGCAAACTGTTTTGTAGTCTTCATGATCTGAAGGTAATCCACCAGCACCACACCAACGGCGCCGTACTGATGTTTTACTTTACGGATAGATTCCCTAATATTCGCTATCGAGGGGCGAGACGTATCATTGATATACATCGGTACATTTTGAAGCATTACAACAGCATTGGTATACGCCGTAAATTCGTCTTTAGGCAAAAGGTGAGGGGAGTTGCGTACTATCCCAATATCTGCTGGTGCAATGGCGCAACAGATACGCATAGCAATTTGTTCTTTTGGCATCTCACCAGACATGATAAGGGCAGGCTTTTTCTGAATGACTGCTACATGATTTGCAATAAGTTGAAGCATCGTTGTTTTACCCATTGCTGGACGTGCAGCCACTACCATTAGGCAACCGGGCTCAACATCACCAAGCTTTTTATCAAGGTCATATATCCCAGTCTGAATACCATTAATTAGTGTTTTGCCCGCAATCGCGGCTTCCATTTTTCGGTGCATCTCAACAAACGTATTGTTTGCAGCATCGTGAATATGGAAAAGGTTTTCACTACCTTGTTCTGTACTTATTTCCGCAAAGGCTGTCTGTGCATTCAAAACTAAATCACCACGACTTACGGTCAAACTACGGGCACTTTGAATGACCTTATGGGCTTGTGCTTCAACTTTGCGGCAAGTAGTAAGATCTTTCAGTTTCTCAGCATACGACATCAGGTTATAAAAGCTTGAAGGTGCATCACCTAGAAGCTGCATGATGTATTGCTCACCACCAGCAGCTTCTGAGTATCCATGCATTTCTAGCCATTGGTTTACCAATACGGCATCATAAGGCGAATTTTTTGAATCTAGGTCAACTATGGCGCTAAAAATCATTTTGTGGCGTGTAGCATGAAAATCTTCTTCAGTTAGCAAGCTTTCAACCTGATTATATGAATTTGCTACAGTCATCAATGCTGCCAGAACAGCTTGCTCAATTTGTAAGTTGTGGATTGATGTATTCATTGAGCATCTCCTAATAAGCTTTTAGGCTTAGTCGGCAAATTGATAAATGGCCGAGCAGTAATAGCTTGCTGTCCAGTTTCCAAAGAAGGATGAATGCCATATGCAGGATTTTGCTTTTTATAGCGTTCAAACTTATCTACGATCCAAGCCGTGAACTTATGAAGCTTTTTGCTATCAGATAATCCACTGTTCTCAAAGTAAGAGTTGAATGCACTCAGCTCAAATTCGAAACTAGGTAGGCCAAAGATCAAATCTATATTTTGGCCGTGACCTGCCATCTTTATCTTTGTCATCAGCTGATCAACATTAGGAATCCAGTCATGCTCTTGAGAGAGATTTATTGGTAGATTCAATGGTTGGTTCTGCATCCCAAAATTGGGTACATTCAAAGTACCGTTTTGGGGATTATTCAAAATCCCGTTTTCGGGGATATTTCCATTATCGGAATCATTCCGTTTTTGGGAATGTTTAATGTTCCCATTTTTAGGTACATTTGTTCTGGATTTAGTATTATTTTTTGAAGCTGAATTATTCAGATTTTGGTTATATTCTTCACGGCCTTTTACGCCGTTTAATTTAAGTATACGGACTCTTTTTGTTGGTCCCGTACGTTCGCCTGTATCGCTCACTAGCCCAAGTTTTATGAGCTCTAATATAACTTTTTGAACTGTCTTTTTGTCTAGCATAGTATCAGCAGCTAGGCGATCAATACTAGGCCATGCGGTATGTTCTTCACCAGCCCGGTCTGCTAGTGAAAGCAGAACCAGGCGTTGGGCAGAGGTTTTAACAGAAGCTGTCCATGACCACCGAATTGCATCAATGCTCATCAGATCCTCCTTGCCGAATATTATTGATCATGGCATTAATGAGTCGATCTGGCGTTATACGGACAGATTCTACATATGTAGAAGATTGTGAATTTTGTTTCGGCTCTGTAGTTGGCTGAACTGAATCTTTATTAACTGGAACTTGGGATTTATCCATTTTTAGATGTCTCCCATTCAGCTTCATACTTTTCACTTTCAGTAGAAAAAGTTCCAACATTAGTTTCAGCTAAATACTCAGCAATATTAATTAAATGCTCAAGGGGCGCAAAGACAGCGCTGTGAATAACATCCTTTACTGTCTCTTTACTCAATTCAACTTCGATTTTAATTTGAGAAATTAAAGTTTCTAGCCAGGATGTATTTTCTTGAGCAAGTGAGTAAGCTCCAAATAGATCGCCAGCGTCGTATTGATCATATGGTGCTTGACGATGTCTATTTATTTCAGCGCTACAAATATCAGCATGAGAGTTGGAAAGTTGAAGAGATATTGCAATTAAATTTTCAATCTCTGTGAAGATTGAATTATCGAAACTACGTTCTTCAGCATATGTTTTAACGAAGGTTGCAGCTTTACCTATTTGATTGATTAAAGTGCGAAGTTGAGTTGCTACTTCATATGCAAGTGCATAAGCATTTAATAAATTAGTAGCGGTATAGAAAGGGACTAATTGCTCTTGTAATTGAATTTGTACTTTAGCGTTCATGATGAATGCGCTCCTTGTGTTTGTTTCGGAGCTTTACCAGTCACGACCAAGTGAGGGTGGCAAAGCTGAAAAGGGTTGGTCGACAGGTACACAAGAGACCCGCACATCCGAAGATGTCCCTCTCCAGCTTCACCATAGGAATGCAGAAGCATAGAGATTTTACGCATAAAAAAAGCCCGAAGCGGACTGTATGCGCTTGTGTAATTATAGCCGACCAAAGCTAATCTAGTGATTTTGCACCAGACAGACTTAATATAAATCAATAAAATTAATTTGAAAAGGGCGAAGCTAAAAATAGGTGAATATTTCATGAAATAGCCCCTTCACTTACTAATTTTTGAATTACCCAAGCTTCGCCTTTCGTGGTAAACATTGGTTGTGAGTAACCCAGATCAGTTTGTTTTAATTCGCCAAAGCCTTTATCGATAAACCATTGTTGAAATACACGTGCACGCTTTACGCCGTGGCTATAAACTTTGAGAGAGTCCAAAAGCTTATTTAAGGCTATAGCGGATAAACCAATTTTCTGAGCTACTTGAGTCGCATTGAGTAAAGTGTCACGAACTACAATTTTTTCGTAGTAATCAACCTTTGGTTTATCTTCTTCAATTTTTCGTGCCTGATCTGCTGCTAACTGAAGTGCTTCAGAGAAAGATTGAGGTAAGAGGGGTGTTTGTTTTTGCTTTAATGCAGCTAAAACATTTTTACGAACGGCTTTTGATTCACGCATACCAATCAGCATGCATTGATCAAGAGTGAGTTGAAATACAATTGACTCCGTGTTGTTGAAATTTTGAACTACATTCTTTATGTAGTTCTCTCCATCAAGTTCATCTTCAATTTTTACATTGAAACTGTTCAGGCGAAGTAGAGGTTCTCCCACGCTATGACGAACCTGATTAATTAGTTCTAGTAATTCTTTGCTAGACATGAGGTGGCGTTCTGAATTAGATCGACATGTTATAAACATCACTATGCCCCCATTTCTGAAGCAGCAGTTTTCTTGCTGTTATGCCAATCAACAAGCTCTTTATAATCAAAGAAAACGGGTGCTTGTTTTGTTTTACCCATTTTTATAGGCTTTGGAAACGTGGGGTCTTTACGAATAGTGTGTCGAAGAGACTCACGTGTTACATCAAGTAATTGGCATACAGTACTGAATTGAATTCGAATTGGAGTTATTTGAAGCATAATTACAACCATATATTTCTAACGCTTGGTTGTAATTAATCAGAAAGTTATTGGGGTAACGAAGACCCAAAGGGGTAACTGTATTATTGTTTATTAGGCGTTACCCCAAATTTAAGTGTTTATATTTAATAGGTTTTATGGGGTAACACCTTTAGTTATTTTTTCTTTAGAACTATTTTATTTTTGAGTTACCTCCAGTTTTTGCATTGGGATGACGGCAAATCTTGTCTATACACTTTTTCATATAGTCATTATTAGTAAATTCTGGATAATTATCTCCGATCCAATCCATCACAGTGCTTTGTTTTGGAGCTATATCTGTTTCTGGATTATATTTTATCCAAAATTCTTGAATTACTCCTTTTATTGCTTTTAATGCAGGTGTTAAGTATTGATTGGGATCCACTTGAGTGATCATAGTATTTACTTGGATCTCTTTAGTTTCCAATACAGTGCTAGAGAGACAGTTTAATTTTTCTATTTCAATCTGTTGTTTAGACACTTTAAAACGTAAATAATTAATCTCAGATAAAGGATCTTCAATGTTTGAAAAGTCTAAAACCTCTGGTTTAGGTCTTTTTTGACCTTCAAAAAAATGAAGATAAGGAGCACATCTACCTTCAAAGTTCCTTTTATTAAAATTATTTATTATGTATCCGCGGTTAACTAGGAATTCTGCTAGTTCAAGTTGGGGGATATCCATTTCGTTGGTACTTTTTAAGATTTCAAGTTCGATAGCTCTTTGAATTAGGGTTAAAGCATCATAAGTTTTTGGATAATTCATTTTAAATTGATCTTTTTTATTGTTATACAACAATACAATTATATCTGGATCATCCTTTGATATTAAACATGCAGCTTCTATGGGAGTAAAACAATCGTTTTTAAACAATTTTGTTAAAAAAGGCCTGTCTGAATAATCCAAAAAAGTAACAGGTTTAGGTTTGTTCTTAGGGTTTAAAATATTTTTTACTTCATTTACATGAAAAACAATTTCTTTAGCCTCAAAAGGATTCCCTTTAAAATTACTTATTTCATGTAACCATCTTTTTTCTTGAATGTCATCATCTATTAGTGGAGGAAATGCTTTTAAATATTCATCTTGTTTAAGATATGGAAACTCGGTATTAGGTGAAATATATTCAATAATTTTTTCAACATTAAAAAAGACACCGCTAGTTTCTGAATTTGAGTGGCCTATATAATCAATAAAATCTGTAACGAAGATATAGCCTTTAAATACTTTTGACCAACTCACAGTTCTACTATGAGCAATAGGATCACGTTTGTCTAAACCATTTTGGAAACGTTCCTCATGAATACAAATAATATTACCTTCGAAGTATAAACATGGATGTAATTCACCGACTCTACAAAGATATTTAATTGTACTAATATTCAACTTATTCTCTGAAGCGACTAACAGCTCATCCAAAGTATATAAAGTTTGCATTCTTGCCTCCCACGGCATCCCCAAATAAGAGCTAAGCCAATCGGATTGGGTATCCGACTTTCGGGAGCTAACCTAGGCTTAGCAAACTGTTAAAATTGATTATTTCATCAATTTCGCATACTTAAATTGTATGATCTCGTCACCTAAAATCTGTGCTGTATAATCATATGGACTAATACTTGTTTCTTTAGTCACATCTAAATAACTACTCCACCAATTGAGCATTGTTTTTCTTTCTTCTAAGAACTCTGCTTTATGGGTATATGCAAGTCGTACATTATTACGCTCTTGGTGACTCATTTGTTTTTCAACAGCATCTTTCTGGAATAGTTTACTTTGAATTAGGGCTGCACAGGCCATACCTCTAAAGCCGTGCCCACAAACTTCTGTATTTGTATCATATCCGAGACGGCGTAGAGTTTTATTGATAGTTGATTCACTCATAAAGCCATGCGGATCACCGTTTTTAGGAAAAACATTTTGAGTGTGTCCGCTGTATTTGTAGACCTCTTTTATTATAGCTAGTGCTTGGTTTGATAGAGGAATTAAATGAGGTGTTTTCATTTTCGCACCGCGATAAGAGTATTTATAACCTTCTACAAAATCTCTAGTTGGGGGAATGGTCCAAATAGCTTTTTCAAAATCAAACTCTTTCCACCTTGCAAATCTGATTTCACTTGAACGAGCAAAAGTATGTAAGGCAAATTCAACACATAGCCGAGTAAGTGGATGACCAGTGTCGGAAGCTAATTTAGCTTGTAACTCGGGCAATCTTTCTAATGGTAATTGAGGATGATGTTTGGTTTTCTTTGAAAGGATGAAAATATCTTGAAGACCATAGGCTGGATTACTGTCAATAAATCCTTTCGACATTGCAAATGCAAAAATACTTGTTAGCCGTTGTCGGGTTTTTTTTACAACTTCGGTATAACCTAAGTCTTCAATACTTTTGATTACTTGAATTAGTTCTTTTGGCTTGATTGCATCAATAGGCTTTTTCCCAAGTTTTGGGAAAACATACTCTTCCATATTCTTAAGAGCCCTTTCTGCTGTTTCAGTTCCCCAACGTCCAGTACTTTTATATGCTGTATGCCATTCTCGAGCTATAGATTCAAAATTATATTTATTGTCTAGTTTAGCCTTTTGTATTTCGTTGTATTCAATTGGATCTATTCCATTAGCTAATAGTGTCTCCAATTCACGGCGCTTATCTCTGGCAGCTTTTAAACTTAAAGCAGGGAAGTTGCCCAAAGTCATTAAGCCATCTTTACCATTAGCTCTTTTATATTTAAATCGCCATACTTTTGAGCCACTTTTACGAATGAATAGAATCAACCCATGACCATCGTATAAGGAATAATCCTTTTCCTGCGGCTTTGCACCAGTGCATTTGGAGTCGGATAGCGGAATAGTTTTCTTAGCCATGGCAGAATAAGGATACAT